GAAATAGAAAAGCAACAGATTATTGATGCTTATGAATTTGGAGATACTTATTATGAAAATGCGGAAGATTATTATAATGAAACTTTCAAATAATTAAAATTATGACAGCATTACAAGAATTATATAAAGAAATTGAATACATGGACGAACTCTTTAACGATGCTTCGTTATCTATTAAGGATTTGAAAATAATGATAAGTAATTATTATTTAGAAAAAGAAAAGCAACAGATTATTGATGCTAATCAATATGGAACTATTCATTATGAAAATGGAGAACAATACTATGAGCAAACCTTTAACCAACAAAAACAATGACAAAAAACTTAGCTTATTGGAAAAACAATACAGAAGAAGATTATATCGGTACACCGATTAGTGTTTTAAGGTATATAACTGAACTTGAAAAGCAACAAGAAAGAATGTATAGTGAGGAAGAAGTTGAGAACATTATATATAAATTATTTGAGGATTATGCAAGTAATTACACAAATAAAGCATTAGAAGAATTTGAAAACTTTAAAAAGAAATAAGATGACAATACAAGACGTAGCTGAGGACAGAAAACAAAAGGCATACTCGATGATTCGAGTTTTGAAAATTCATGAGAAGATTGTCAATGAGTTTTTGAATCAGAAAAAACCTTATGAGTATATTCTTGACAATTATTACGAAGCAGAGGAAAAATATAGTCATGCTTTAAATATGCTTAAAGAACTTAATTTCTTGATTCAAGAAACCGAAAGAGCCAGTAATATAATTAAATGTAACCTTTTTGATTTGATTGATTAAATAAATAAACCAATGACAGCAAAAAACAAGGCGGAACAATTGATTGAAACATTTACATTTAAATGTAGAGAATGTGATAATGCTAAACTATCAGCTTTATTTGCAGTTGATGAGATATTAAACGATGATTGGTATATTGCAACTCGTGAAGATTTAATCGCAAGAAAAGAATATTGGGAAGAAGTAAGACAAGAAATATATAAATTATAGCATTTTTTAATCAAATAACTATTTGTTTATTTGTTTTTTTTATTATATTTGCTAAGAATTTTTTTTCATAGTACATATTGTTAGGGTTAGTGAAAGACTAAAAAAGGCGGTATTCTGTGCTGCCTACTTTTTCAAATGAAAGATAATTATGCAAGATTAGGATGTATTCTTATAATTTTAGGAAGTTTTTGTTTTTGGTTAGCAATTATTCTGCTATGGAATTTTTTCGCAAAATAACTGTCGTGTATGAGAATAGATATTAAGCCTCTGAGCGTAAATAAAGTATTTCAAGGCAGGAGGTTTAGGACTAAAGAATATGACGTTTATGAGTTGCAAATCAAAAAGCTATTATCAAAAATTGACATACCTAACGGCAAATTGTCAATAACTTATACGGTTGGGTATAGTAATTCAGCCTCCGATATAGATAATTGCATCAAACCTTTTCAAGATATATTGTCAAAGTTTTACGGTTTTAACGACAATAAAATATATCATATTGAGATATTTAAGGAAATAGTCAAGAAAGGCAAAGAGTTTATTGAGTTTGATATTAAGGTGTTACAATAATATAGCTGTGATTAAACAGTGCCGTTTCTGTTTTAAGCGGTCGTTAGAATCATGTCAGTATTCTGCAAAGGTTAGCGTAAATGGAAAGATGGTTATTCCTCCCTATTAAATCAGGTTGCTCCAGCGTTGGTTCGAGTCCAACCCTTTGTGCGATTGTTTGTTGATTGATGGTGTGATTACCTACGGGCGGTTGTCGTGTACTTCTGCCCTATTTTTAAAGTATTTTTATTATTTACTAAAATAATTGTCAATATATATTAACAATACCAATAAAAAGCATTATCTTTATATCATCAAACAGCAACAAAGCGGTTTGCTAAATAAATAAGACAATGGCATTTGGACAAGATTTAATCGAAACTACAATCAAAACAAGATTATTCAGAAAAGTATCTGACATGAACTTCTTGAAAGATGGCGAACATTGTTTTTCTACTTCTTCATCACACAGCTTGATTTCAGCAGGTGATTTTTGTTTAATTTTAGAAGAAAAAGAATACACTGGCAAGTATGATGAAAAAGATGCTGATGCTGGGAAAAACTTTGGATATGATGAATTTCGTGTTGAAATGTCAAGAAATGAATTGTTGAGCAATATTGATTATATCGTAGTTCCTAATTCATGGGTTGATTCTGAAATGAACGAAAACGATGAAGATTATTTAGAAGAAAATGACCCTTTATTTTGGATTGACAACTTATCTGAATTTGGTCAAGTTATTGCTGAAAGAGATTCTCCAGTAGAAATTAACTTTAATTTTTGATATGGAAATAACTTGGAAACAAAGATTTGAACGTATGAAAGATTTCTACGGATATTCTTTGGAAGATATAGCCGAAATAACTGGGAATAGTTACGGGTCTGTTAGAACCGTAATAAATAGCAAGTCGCAAGAATTTCCAAGATGGTTAAAATTAGCCATAGTGAATTATGAAATGGAGCGTGAACGTGAAATTGAAAAAGACCCTGATTTTAATCCAAGTATTTTTGATAATGAATAGCCAATGTTAAAACCTATTGAAATACGCCCTATTGTAATTGATATAAAAGTCAATAAAAAGCTATCGTCAAGATACATTACGCCACCGCAAGCATTAGAAATTGACGAGCGGTATTTAAAATATTCAGATGCTCAAAAGTTAGCTAAAAACATAGAGATTGAGAAAGGAATAAAGCACCTTTTTATAATTGATGGTAGGTTTATTTTTGGAGACTTTATAGAGGCTTTAATTGTTGAAAAGAACTATTTAGTAAAAAGAATGGTAATATCAACATTATCAATGTCTCAAAACAATGTTGATAGTTTAAGAAATTTAATTGATGGAGATTATGTCCAGCACCTTGATTTAATCGTTTCTGATTATTTTTTTTCACATGAAAAAGCAGACTTATTGCCGTATATTTACGAACAATTAGATATTGATGATAAGTTTCAATTAGCTGCAGCAGGAACACATTGCAAATTATGTATTTTTGAGACTGAATGCGGAAAGTTTGTAGTAATTGACGGTTCAGCAAATTTGCGGTCAAGTTCTAATATTGAGCAGTTTAGAGTAGAAGAAAATGAGCAATCTTATAACTTCTTACTTGAATTTCAAGATGCAATTTTAGAAAAATACAAAACAATAAATCACAACGTTTCAAACTTTAAAAAAAAATCCCTTAGAGGTAATCAATTATGGCAAGTGGTTCAGACGGATTCAAAAAAATAAACGATGCCCGTAAACGTCAATCAGGGCAAACAACTGCTTCTAATCGTTCACCAAGAAGAACAGTAAATTAGAAAACGCAATAAAAACGGAATATTATGCCTTTTGAAAAAGGACAAAGCGGAAATGTAAAAAAGCAATTTTCAAGCACTAATCAGCCTGACAATAGCGGTCGAAAACCAAAGTCTTTTACTTTATTCAATCGAATGATGAAAGAACAAGGAGTCGAGCCGTTATCAAAAGAGGCTTTGATTGAGTGCTATTCGTTTTTGTTTTCAGCAACACAAGCACAAATTGAAGAAGTTGCCGACGATAGCGATCAACCATTAGGGTTAAGATTAATTATTGCTGAGTTCACAGACGAACGAACACGCTCCAAAGCCATGCAAGATTATCGTGATTATATGTTTGGTAAAGCTTTGCAAAATACAGACGTAACAAGCAAAGGAGAATCAATTAATATTCCAGTTATCAACATTATAAGAGGAAATGATGTCAAAGAGATATGATAAAAATCAATTTTGAGCCATCAAAAAAGCAAGGAATTGCACTCGATCATTTATTTGATGACAAAACTTTATTTATTGGGTACGGAGGTTCTGCATTCTCAGGAAAAAGTTATTTATTGTGTTATTGGCTTACTATAATGTGCATAAGGTATCCCGAAACCTATTGGGCATTAGGAAGGAAAGAATTGGTAACACTTAAAAAAACAACTTTATTAACTCTTTTTAAGGTCTTTAAGGAGTGCAATATAATGCCAGATGTAGATTATAATTATAATCAACAATCTAACGCTATATGCTTTAAAAATGGCTCAATTATATTCTTAATTGACATGGCCTATAAGCCATCTGACCCTCTTTATACTCGGTTTGGTGGCCTTGAATTGACAGGAGCAGCAATTGACGAAAGTGCTGAAAATGATTATAAGGCCATTGAAATTTTATTTACTCGGTTAGGCAGAAAAAACAATCATAAATACGGTATTTGTAAAAAGGTATTAGAAACATTTAACCCTGCAAAAAACCATGTTTATACAAGATATTACAAGCCATACAAGGAAGGCATTCAAATAGACGAAGTAAAATTTATACCTGCCTTACCACAAGACAATCCAAGCCCCGAAGTACACGATTACGTACAAGGCATTATAAAAACAGCAGACAAAGTAACTATTGAAAGATTAATTTACGGTAATTTTGAATATGACGATGACCCGACAGTTTTAATTCAATACGAAAGTATAATAAACTGTTTTTCAAATACTTTTGTTGAAAGTGGTAATAAGTACATAACTGCCGATATTGCTCGGTACGGACGAGACAAAACAGTTATTGGTGTTTGGGATGGATGGCGTTTAATTAAGATTGCTACGATTGACAAAAGCGGTCTTGATTACGTAGCAGACGAAATAAAGAAATTAGCGAATCAGCACCAAGTACCTTTGTCTAATATTATTGTCGATGAAGATGGTGTTGGTGGAGGTGTAAAGGATTTTTTGAAGTGCAAAGGCTTTGTAAATAACTCATCGCCAATAGCACAAGGCAATCAAGTTGCTAACTTTACTAATTTAAAGTCTCAATGCTATTTTGGTTTAGCCGATAAGATAAACAAAAATGAAGTTTATTTTGCGTTTGATGGTACGCACAAAGAAAAGACTATTGAAGAATTGCAGTACGTAAAACAAGCAAAGTTTGATTCTGATGGTAAAAAGGCAGTACTAAGAAAAGAAGACGTAAAAGAAATACTTGGACGCTCGCCCGATTATTCAGATATGATAATGATGCGTTATTATTTTGAGTTAGCACCAAAGCAACTTGTTTGGAAGATGAGTTAATACACACAACTAATATAAAATAAAATGGGTCTTTTTGATTTTCTTAATACAAAGAAACAGGAAAAGTCAATAAGGGTTGAGCCGATTGCCGCATTGCCTGCACAGTTAGTTCTTCGTCAATTTGGTGCTTCGCCTGTTCTCTACTACGGTGATAATACAGACGTTTATCTTCGCAAAGGTTACGAATCCAATCACGTTATTTTTACGCTTGCCGATTGGTGCGGTAAGAAAATGACAGTAGCTCCGCCGATTCTCTACCGAACAAAAAACAAGGCAGCAGCTAAACGCTACAAGCAACTAATGAAAGCGAATAGCTTTGAAAACGTTGCTGAGAAAGTTATCCTAAAGAATTTAGCATTTGAAGAAATTGAAGAACATCCAATTTTAGACGTACTAAATCAGCCTAATCAGTTTATGAATTGGGATGAGTTTGTTTACGGTTATTATATCTTCAAACAGTTCGTTGGTAATGCAATGATTCAAGGCGTTTGGACTGAAAACGGCATCAACGCAGGCAAGATTCAGCAACTTTGGTTACTTCCATCAAACTACATACAAGCTTACAGCGGTGAGGGATTAAACATGATTGATTATTATGTAGATAGCCGTAATCCAACCGAAAAAATACCTACCGAACAAATATTGACAATCCGTAATTTCTCAGCGGACTACTCAACGCCAGGCAGTCAGTTGCAAGGGCAAAGCATTCTTAAAGCAGCCGCACGACTACTCAAAAAATCAAACGAAGCACTCGACGCTGAAACCGAAGCACTACAAAACAGAGGTGCAGCTAAATTGATATTCCCGAAGCTCAACGGTGAGCAGTTGCAAAACCTTGCGGACGAGGTACAAGTTGATGCCATCAACGAAGGTATGCGTAAACGGTTGAGAGAAGCAGGTAATCAAGGCGTTGTGGTTAATAGTATTCCTTTGGACGCTATCACTATTGGAATGTCTCCCGTAGATTTGCAAATTTTAGAAACTCAAAAAGCAGATACAGCGTTTTGGGCATCGTTGTTTCACATTGACACAAGGGTTGTGCTTAATAGCCATGAAAGCAGTACAAGAGACAATATGCAAACGGCAAGGCTATATTCGATTACGGATGGAGTACTGCCACATTTAAACGCACTTGCAAACGCTTTGAATAACTGGTTGATTCCTACCTACAAAGAAGATGGTTTGTTTTTAGATTTTGACGATTCAGTATTTCCCGAAATGCAAAGGGAGTACCGAGAAACAGCAAAGCAAATGAAAGAAGCGGAGGTGTTCACCACTAACGAAATACGAGCGGTATTGAAGTACGGCAACTATGATGGGGAGAACGGTGATAAAATTCTTGTAAGCACCAATAAACAGATATTAGACGATTTATCTAATGTTTTGCCCGATTCAACAGTACAAGCAGGGTATTAACTATGACACAAAAAGACAAAATAGCGTTCAGCAAAATATACAGCAAGTTTAATGCTCGTGTAGAACGCTATGCCCTAACCTTTTTTTTTAAGACACTCAAAAAACAGGTGCAAGGTTTAAGCAAGTTGATTGACACATACCCTATCGAGGTCGTGCCATCACGGTTAAGCGATGTAATAAGCGAGGAAACTTTTAGAAACGATTTTGCGGAGTTTTACCAAAAGGTAGGTGAAAAGTTTATCAAATTCTATGCAGCACAATTTCAGCTATCAGTCAAGAAAGACAAAGATCCACTAAGCACGGCAGTTGCAGGAATCAATATTGGTTTTCGTGATGCTGCTAAGATTGCCGAACTTGCTAAGGTTGCTCAATCGCTGGAAGTTGCCGACAAAGTAACTAAGATTACCGAACACACAAGAAAGCTAATCAAAGAAACGATTGAGCGAGGTATTGCCGACAACAAAACAAAGCCCGACATTGCAAAGGAGATTGCATCGAAAACAAGCGGAGCAATAGCAAAGAAACGAGCGTTAGTTATCGCCCGAACCGAAACGACTTATATCAGTTCTAAGGCTGCCGAAATCAACGTGATGGATTCTCCGTTCAAGTTAGAAAAGACTTGGATTGCCGTTAGCGATATGCGAACACGGCCCGACCATTTGGATATGATAGGGAAAAAGGCAATACCGAAAGATGAGTTTTTTAGCGTTGGTGGTGTTGCAATGCGATACCCCGGCGACCCAGCAGGCGGTGCGGCCAACTGTGTTAATTGTCGTTGTGCAATTCTTTACGCTCCTATTGCCGAGCAAAGCAGTACAACAACTCAAACAAGCGGAAATAGCCTATTATCATCGACTATTATAAGCCAGTTGTTGAATGAGTTGTTTGGGAGGAATTAATTATTTTATCAAATAACTATTTTGTTTTTTAATTTTTTTATTACCTTTGTAGTGCGATGTAGAGCAGTGGTAGCTCGTTAGGCTCATAACCTAAAGGTCGGTGGTTCGAGTCCACCCATACGCAACAAATAGTCGTGTAAAAGAGGTCGTAGCCTTTTACGTGACATTAGGGAAAAATCTCTAAACACGAACCGAAAGCTACGACCTTTCGGTTTTTTTTGTTTATACACTATGAAAATTGAAGAAAGATTAGTTACTCCAGCTATTGCAAATGACTTGTTGCAGTTAAATGTAAATAATAGAAAATTTAAAGAAAAGGTAGTTTTTAAGTATGCAAAAGAAATGTCTGAAAATAGATGGAAACGAGGCACGGGTGAAATGATAAAAATAGCAACAGATGGCACTATTTTAGATGGGCAGCATAGACTTTTTGCTGTTATAAAATCAAATAAAAGTGTTTATTTTCATTTTGCGTTGGAATTAGACCCATCAATCTATGATGTACTTGACTCTGGAAGTATTAGAAATGCAAGTGATTCTTTTAAAATAGAAGGGATTCCAAATTCAAATTTATTGCCTGCATTAATACAATTAAAAGAAACACTTTCAAAAGGTAGGCTTGACCCTCGTGGCACATACAATAAATTATCAACAACTCAACTTCTTGAAGAATACCATAAAAGAGAACAGTTCTATAATAATGTAGCTTCAAAAGCCTTGACTTGGTATTCAAATTTTGCACAAGTTTTGCCGCCATCAGAAATAGGCGGATTTTATGCCTTTTTTCTTGATATCAATAAAGAAAATGCAGAATCTTTTATGATTCAACTATGCACTGGTGCTGATGTTACCAATAATACAATTCTTTTGCTTAGAAATCGATTGATACAAAATAAAATATCAATAAAAAAACTTCCAAGATATTTTACACAGGTTTTAATTATAAAAACTTGGAATTTTTTCAGAAAAAACAAAGAAGTATCTGTATTGTCTTTCAATCCAGAAAAAGACGATATCCCTTTAGCTATTTAGTTTTTTATTGCTGTGAATTTATCTAAAATAAAATTTGGAATTACGAAAGTATTTTGTACTTTTGGAGTGCCTAATACTTTACAGGTGGCTGAACACGCTACCGATGACTTGGTGGCTTTTTTTATGCCATTAAGTAAATATAGATACTGTTTTTTAGAAAAACGGTGTCGTAACTCCCGTGATGGTTTAAACACCATCGTACCACCTGTGGGTATTAGGCAACGGAAAGTGCGACACCGTTTTTTGTTGCATAAAATGCCTAAAATACACAGTAAAATGAACAATCAAATTGAAATGCCGTCTTTAAAAGACGAAGCACATCTCCCCGAAGCACTACAAAGTGCATTATCAGATTATTTTTTATTCAATGGAACGCTGGCCGACATAGAAGCAAATCTATGGACGATGTTAGAAACTGCTACTGCTGGCTGTGAAGAAGTTGGACTATCCGCAAAAGACGTATTAGAGTTTATGATGCTTTACAAATCAACAAAAGCATTAGTTTCAGTTTTACATTCTTATCACACTAAAACCACAGTAGAGTTATGCAACAATTAATTAAAAATTTCGATTTTAACGGACATGGTATCCGTGTAGTCACTAATGAAGAAAATCAAGTGTTCTTTGTAGCAAAGGACGTGTGCGATGTATTGAATTATTCAAATAGCAGAGACGCTATTGCAAAACATTGCAAAAAAGAGGGAGTAGCAATTTGCGACACCCCTACTGAAAGTGGTATTCAGCAAATGACAATAATAAACGAAGGTAATCTTTACCGTTTGGTTTTAAAGTCAAAAAAGAAAGAAGCTGAAAAGTTTGAATCTTGGGTTTGCGATGAAGTACTGCCAGCAATTAGGAAAACAGGCAAGTACGATGCAACTCAACCAAAAGTAATGAGTATTGAGGAATTAATTATTGCACAGGCTCAAAGCATGATTGACGCTAAAAAAGACATTGCCGAAGTAAAGCAAGAAGTTTTGGAGGTAAAGTCTAAACTTGCTCAAATTGAGGAAAGCCGAAACGTAGCAACGCAAGAACTCCTACTGGCCGAACGTAGCAAAGAAAGTTTACCCGAAGAAACAACAAGGGTAAAAATCCGTAGGTTAGTAAATCAGTATTGCAATGCAAAGAACGCTGACCAAAGGAGTGTTTGGTATGTAGTTTATGACAGGCTTTATTATAGGTATGGAATAAGCCTTAGAAGTATAGTAAAGAAAAATAATGAAAATATGCTTGATGTTGCCGAGCGATTAGGGCATCTTGATAAGATTTTTGCTATTTGCTCAAATGAATTAGTGTAAAAATAAAAAAAGGGGAGTTAATCGCTCCCCTAATCATAAACAACAATTGCAACAGCATCAACTATATCAAGCTGACAGCTTGCGGTTTGTTGGTTTACAAAGCCAGCGTTAAAATCTCTGACCTTTATTTTTGATTTTGCTTTGATAGTTTTGTAAACTACATTAACGGATTCGCTTAAAACAGTTCCTGATTCAGCGTAATACGTAAACTTAATTGATACGTCTTTTATATCAATAGACGATGTGTTTTCAATATCAAAGTTTTGCATACTTATAACTCCAAATCCATCAAGTCTCCAAGATTTAAAAGTTAGTTTTAAATAGCTTTTAGGGTCTTTAGCTATTTCTTCTTTTTCTGATAGCTTATAAATTGGTTCACTTGAATCGATTATATCAGCTGATTTTATTGCTTTATTAATTTCATAACTTTCACTACACGATTTATTGATAAGCATAATCAATAAAAACATTGATACTAAAATTGCAACAAATTTTAGTATTAATATTGGCGATTCCTTTTTCATAGTATATTGTTTTAGTTTTTTACAAACATAGTAAATATAATTAAAAAAATTATTTACTTTTTACAAGTTCAATTAATTTATCTAAACAAGCAATTTCGGCTTTACGAAATGAAGTAAATACTCCACTATATTCACAATCTCCATCATACATTGAACCAAACCTATGAGTACCACCAACATTATCATGTATTTCCCATAACCACCCACTTGCGTTTGAATATACATTGCCTAATAGATTATGCTTTTCTCTAAACCATCTAAATGCTTGTTGGTATAATGGTGCTAATATTTGACCTAAATGAGCGTCTGAGCTGTACATTGGTCTACCATCATAATATAACTTGCTGTTCTCATAATAAAATATTTTACCCTCTTGGTATCCACCTATTGGATATGGACTTCCAAAACCTAATTCTTGTAAAGTTAATGCTTGTTCGTACGGAATAAATTCATTGTTCATATTATTTGTTTATTTAACTGTTCAAACCATTCTTTAAACATATAATATTGTTGATTAAACTCTAAACATTCAATATTATAACCACTACCTGCACAATATGCTTTATGTAAATCTTCCTCACTATACATTTGCTCTTGCATATACTTAGCACCTTCAATAAAACCTTTTAAAACACCGTGTTGTATATCGTTTGTTTCAACAATAAATTGTTTTTGATATACTTCAAATAAATATTCTTTAGCAGCTTCTTCTAATGTTTCTTTCATCTTATTTAAGTGTTTAACTTATTTAACAGTGCAGTCCAAAATGCTTGATGACCTGCTCTACCGTTATCGGGTCTGCTCCTTTCTTGCCTTCATTACTGGTTCTTTTTCCTAATCCTTGACGTACAAGTTTCATCTTCGTTTGTGCGGTACGTTGTGAGCAATTGAATATCTTCATCACGTCCTTTGTAGTTGCAACTTTCATGCTATAATATGAAGTAAAGTATTGATAATATGAAGCTATAAGGACAAATATACTTATTTATTTGGTTATTTGCTAAATTTATAAATAATTCAAATATTTATTTAACCAAATAAATAATGTCCACACACTTTAAAAATATTGGCGGTGATGTCGTAGACGTTGATACAGAGCAACGTACTATCGTTGCCTATGTTTCAAAGTTTGGAAACGTAGATTTAGATGGTGATATGATGATGGCAGGATGTTATAAAAAGTCCATTATCGAGCGAGGCAAGAACGGAACTAACGAACTGTTTCACTTATCTAATCATCGCAGACAGCCCGAATACGTATTATCAAAGCCTATTTTTGAAGAAGATTCATTTGGACTTAAAATGACTTCTAAAATTATGGACACAACTCACGGTTGCGACATAATTAAGGCATACGACGAGGGTGTAATTAATCAGCACTCTGTAATGTTCACCGTGCCGAGCGGTCAATGGCGTACAATAGGCGAAGGGCAAACTTCTTATACTGAAATCATGCAGGCAAAACTGTATGAAGGCTCAACGGTACTTTGGGGAGCAAATCCAGATACTCCAACATTAGAAGTAAAAAATCTATTCAAAGAAGTTTATCAAAATGACATCACTAAGGCTTTTTCTCATTTGTCAAAAATGGTTAAGGCGTTCAAGACTGGCAAGTTTACTGATGAATTTTTTGCAATCCTTGATATTGAAATCAAGCTACTAGAAACAATGATTGATGAAAATTTCGTACAAAAAGGCATTGAATCCGCAACCGCAATTCAACCGCAAGTAAAAAACGACGATTTGACACAAGAGTTTTTCAAAGGCTTAATAAATACATTCCACACACACAACTTATAAAAAAATGACTGAATTTAATTCACAACTGGAAGTTGCTAAATTTGAAATCGTTAAGGCGGTTGATGAGCGATTGAAGAAATACGAAGAGCAAGAGAAACTTGGTGCAAAAGGCATTGAGGAGTCTTTGAAGGGGCAATTAAACAACTTGATTGACCAACACACCGAAGTATCTAAGAAATTAGAATCACTTGGTAAGCAACAAGACGCTATGGAACTGGCTCAAAAAAGCCACAACCAAAAATTTGAGAAGCAAAGCAAATCATTCTATCAAGATTTAGCGGAGCAGGCCGCCGACAACAAAGACGAACTTTCAAAAATCCTTGCACGCAAGTCTCGTGGTGTTTCGATGGACATCGAGAGCGGTCAAGAAATGATTTTCGCTAAGGCAATCGGTAATGTAACGACTGCACTATCTACAAGTGGAGGCTTACCGACACAATTCAGCAATATGTTGAATCAGTTGCCAACTCGTAAGGTTCACGTTCGTTCTTTGATTCCATCTGTACCTTTGACTGATGCTATCTACTCTTTCCCACGTTATGCGGTTGGTGAAGGGACAGCAACAATTCAGACAGAAGGTTCGGCAAAAGGTCAAAGCGATGTTGATGTAACTTACGTAACTGCAAGCCCGATTGTTATTGCACATTTTCAGAGACATTCTGAGCAGGTTTTACAAGACATTCCTCGTTTGTTGGCGTTTACTTCGGGACGTATGGTTGAGCAATTACTTGACAAAGAAGATGACGAAATTTTGAACGGTGCAGGCGGTTCTAATCGTTTGAACGGTATCATCACGCAAGCAACTGCTTACGCTCCAACTGGCATGGCAAACACGGCAAACGCTGACCGTTTCAGCTATTTGATTAACGCAATTTCACAATTAGCACAAGCTAACTGGACGCCAAACGGTATTTTAGTTAATCCTTACGCTTACTATGAGTTGTTGCAAATCAAGACAACTACAAAGGAATATACTGCACCTTTAGCTGGTTTGACTTACTTAGACAATACTTTGCGTCTTTGTGGTGTGCCTTTATATCCATCAACTGCTTGTGCTACAAACGCATTTACAGTTGGAGATTGGACGCAAGCGGAGTTCTTAGTTAAGAACGCTATTCAAGTGGACATTTCTCGTGATGATTCTGATAACTTCCAAAAGAACTTGGTAACAATCAGAGTAGAAGAAAGATGTGGATTAGCTGTTTACCAGCCTTCGGCATTTATCACAGGTTCTTGGACTGCTTTGGCATCATAATCATAGGGGAGTTTAATTACTCCCCACTAATCTTTGGAATATAAGAATAAAGTTCTTTGCATGAATATACTTTTTCACCTACACGCATACCCAAACGAAGTACTTGCAGGAGCGGAAACAATGGCTCATCGGATTGCAAAATATTTGGTTAGCGTAGGGCATCAAGTAAAAGTTTTATCACGTACGGCAGTTGAAAAGAAACAAACGCTTGATGGTGTTGAGGTCTTACAATGGATTAAAAACAGCGACGATTCAGAAGAATGGTTATGGTCTGATTTAGTCATAACTCACTTAGTCAATACGTATTACTGTTTTAATCGGGCAAGGCAATTTAACAAAAAACTTGTACACTTAATTCATAATTCGTTTAATGACCATCTCTTGAGATGCAGAATCAATGCCAATTACGTGGTTTACAATTCTGAATATGTAAAAAAGCAATTAGGCTATAATCACAAAAGTTGTGTTTGTATTCCACCAGTTGATTATCGGGAGTTTAAGCGAAGCGACAAAGGCGAATACATAACGCTCGTTAATTTAAACGAAAATAAGGGCGGTAGGATATTAATCGAAATTGCAAAAAGATTGCCACAATACAAGTTTTTAGCCGTAAACGGTGGGTATTATGAGCAAATACAAAACACTACGATTGCAAATATCAAGTATATCAAACCGCAGAAGAATATTAAGGCGGTTTATGAGAAAAGCAAGATAGTATTGATGCCGAGCGAATACGAAAGTTACGGACAGGTAGCAATAGAAGCAATTAGTTGCGGTGTTCCAGTACTAAACAGCAAAGCACAAGGCTTATGTTCAGCACTCGGTACAGCATCAAACGCAATAGACAGAAACAATATTGATGCATGGTGTTTAGAGATTGACAAACTAATGACTGATAAGGCGTATTATAAAGCCAAATCAGACATCGCATTTGAAAGGGCAACGGAATTAGACCCAATCAAATATTTATCAGGCTTAAACGAGTTTTTAACTCAAATTAATAATTTAAAGCAATG